ACTTGATATTGGTACATCAACAGTTAATATTAGACAATGGGATGGTATTATACCAGGTGCAAGTCAAACTTGGGTACCTATTCAAACAAGTAGAGGATCATAATGTTATTTGGAGCAACACCTTTTTCTAACTCACCTTTTGCTGATCCAGGTGGAGTAAGTATCTTTGTAACTGTAAGTGGACAAAGATTAAACTTTGCTATTGGTAATGTTCAAATTATAGGTAAATCAGTTGTTTTACCTACAGGACAAAGAGTTGATTTAGCAACAGGTGATGTAGTTATCAAAATAGGTCAAACGGTACTTGTTACAGGAGAAGAATTAGCGCTTGCAACAGACACGGTAGATGTGATATCATGGAACCCAATAATTCCAGGAGCAACTGGTATTTGGATTCCAATAGATCCAGACAACCCATAAGGAGAATAAATGGCTAGTACATATTCGAGTGATTTAAAATTAGAACTAATTACAACTGGTGAAAAATCAGGTACTTGGGGTACTATTACTAATACTAATTTACAACAATTAGAACAAGCCGTATCTGGATATATTGCAGTAGATGTAGCATCAGCAGATGTTGCGTTAGCATTATCTAATGGTGCAGTATCAAATGGTAAAAATTTTTATTTTAAATTAACAGGGACTTTAACAGCAAATAGAACGGTAACTATGCCAGATTCTGCTGAAAGAGTTTTTGTAGTAGAAGATGCAACAGATAGATCTTCTTCTCTTTTTACTTTAACAGTTAAAACAGTATCAGGAACTGGTGTTACTTTACCAGTAGCTTCAACTAATTTAGTTTATTCTGATGGCACAAATATTAATTTAGGTATTAGAAATAAAGGATATGTTACACCAGGAGCAACATACACAGCAGTCAATGGTGATCAAGTTTTAGTAGATACTTCTGGAGGTGGTATTGGTGCGCCTGTTACAATTAATTTACCAGCATCCCCTGCAATAGGTGATGAAGTACATTTTATAGATAGTGGTAATAACCTAGCATCTAATAATTTAACAATCGGTAGAAACAGTTCTAATATTTTAGGTGTAGCAGCTGATTTAATTATATCTGTAAATACAGCAGCATTTACATTAGTTTATGTTAATGCAACAAGAGGCTGGGCATATAAAGATAACATATAGGAGCTAACAGATGGCTCTAATTGATTTTAAAGTCTTACCCGGAATAGACAAACAAGATACAACAGCTGGTGCAGAACAGCGTTGGGTTGATTCTGATAATGTAAGATTTAGATATGGACTTCCAGAAAAAGTTGGTGGTTGGGCATCATTAGTTACAGATACAATTGTAGGTGTTGCAAGACGTGAATTTGCGTTTGTTGATTTAGATGGAAATAGATATGTTGCTATTGGAACAGATAAATTTTTACTTATTTATTTTGAAGGTCAACTTTATGACATCACACCATTAAAAGCTACTTTAAGTTCTGCAACAATTGCAACAACAGATACCTCAGCAATTTGTTCTATTACAACAGGATCTAATCACAATTTATCTACAGGGGATATTGTATTACTTGATAATGTAACTTTACCAGGAGGAACTGGATATGCGGATTCTGATTTTGAAGATAAATTATTTCAAGTAACAGGTATTACATCTGCAACGGTATTTACAATCACACAAAGCACAGCTGCAACAGGAACAGTTGCAACAGGCGGAAGTATTGATGTGAAACCTTACGAACAAGTAGGACCCGCTGCACAATCTTATGGTTATGGTTGGGGAACAGATACTTGGGGTACAGGTGGATGGGGAGATGCTTCGTCTGCAAACGATGTATCACTTGAACCAGGTCTTTGGTCTTTAAGTAATTTTGGTCAAGTTTTAATTGCAACTATTGCAAATGGTAAAACATTTACATGGAATTCAGGAGATGCTTCAAGGCTAACAACAAGAGCATCAACGACTACGGCGGGATTTGAAACTACAAATAATCCAACTGCAAGTAGAGTTACACTTGTTTCACCTACAACTAGACACTTAATTCACTTAGGAACTGAAACAACTATTGGTGATACATCTACTCAAGATGATATGTTTATAAGATTTTCAGATCAAGAAAATATTAACTTATATGCTCCAACTGCTATAAACACAGCAGGTACACAAAGATTACAAGATGGAACTAAAATTATTGGTTCATTAAAAGCTAAAGAAGTTATTTTAATTTGGACTGATAATGCATTGTATACAATGAAATTTGTTGGTTCACCTTTTACATTTGGGTTCGAGCAAGTTGGTACGAACTGTGGATTGATTGGTAAAAATGCTGCTGTTGAAATAGATGGTGTTGCATTTTGGATGTCTAACAATGGTTTTTTTATGTATGATGGTACTGTTAAATCTTTAGCTTGTTCTGTTGAAGATTATGTTTATGACCAAGCGGACACTACAAAAGGTCAGCAAGTTTATGCAGGATTAAATAATCAATTTACAGAAGTAGTTTGGTATTATCCTTCTACTAATTCTGAATATAACGATCAATATGTTGTGTATAATTATGGAGAAGGATCAGGAAAACAAATACCTGAAGGTGTTTGGTATATTGGAACAGAAGCTAGGACAACTTGGATTGATGCTAGTGTATATCCAAAACCTTTTGCAACTAAATTTAATAGTTCAGATACTGGAACTTTCCCAGTAATTGTTGGAGAAAGTGGTTTAGGTCAAACAGTTTTATTTGAACATGAAGTAGGAACTGATCAAGTAAATCCTGATGGTAGTACAACAACAGTTACTTCTTTTGTTAAATCTTATGATTTCGATCTACAAGCGGAAGGAACAGCCGGCGAAATATTTTTAGCGGTTAGAAGATTTGTACCTGACTTTAAAGATTTACAAGGAAGTGCAAAAGTAACTTTAGCTGTAAAAAGATATCCACAACAATCTGATACAGTTACTTCATTGAGTCCTTTTACAATTACAACTTCAACAAATAAAAAAGATACAAGAGCTAGAGGAAGATTTGTTAATATAAAAATAGAAAATGATTCTAGTTCTGAGTCTTGGAGATTTGGAACAATGAGATTAGATATACAACCGGATGGTAGAAGATAATGGCTAAAATTAATGTAAGATTACCAGAACCTAAAAAAGAATATGATGTGTCTAACCAAAAACAAATTAACAGAGCAATTCAAGGTATAGTAGAACAATTAAATTCTACTTACTTACAAGATTTAAAAGAAGATAATGAACGATATGCTTGGTTTAAAGGTGGTAATGGAGGTGATTGTTAGTGTCTTGTAATAATGTAAATACAACAGGTGCAACTTCTCCATCATCTGCAGAGATAGATTTTTATCTTTCTGTTGCTAAAGGAGATTTTACTGGTTATTCAAATGTAAGTAAATTTGGTATAAATTCTACAGTTGGATCAGGTGGTTTTGAAAGTATTTGGGAGGGAAGCAATGCTTATCCCTGGCCTACAGCAGCTGCAACTTTAAGTGTTGTTAGTGCTTCTGCAAATGATGCATCAGGTGGAACAGGTGCAAGAACTGTAGAAATACAAGGATTAGATTCTAGTTGGAATTTATTAACAGAAACTATCACAATGAATGGACTTACACCTGTTGTAACAACAGGATCTTTTTTAAGAGTATTTAGAGCAAGAGTAGTTACAGCTGGATCATTAAAATCTAATGCTGCTGAAATTACAATGTCTTCTGGTGGTACTACATTAGCTTATATAACTTATGATACTATTGGTATGGGTCAAACTTTAATGGCGGTATATACTATTCCTAATGGTAAAACTGGATATATTATAAATTTAAATGTATCTTCTTCTAAAGATAGTGAACATAGATTTAGATTTATGACAAGAGATAATGTAGTTACTGATGCAGCTTGGAATGTAAAAGAATATATGTCTGCAAGAGGTGGGTTTAGTAGCTGGAGAAAATATGCAATAAATAAAGTGACAGAAAAAACAGATATAGATTTACAAGTTATTTCTAATTCTACATCTGCAGCATCAGGAGGTTTTGAGTTAATACTCATAGATAATTAATGGCAAACGTATATAAAAACGCATTCTATGCACCGGTATCTATAGGTCTTCCAGAGACAATATTTACTTGTCCAACAGAAGCTAGAGCTATATTTCAAACTATACAATTAACAAATACTGGTGGTAATAAGACAGTAAAAGTCTATATTTATGATAGTTCAGCAACTACACAATATCTAATAGCTCATGCCGAGATAACAGGTCCTACAATATGTAACCTATTAAAAGGCTCTGTAGTATTAGAAGAATCTGATGAGTTAAGGATTGAAACTACTGATTCATCTGGTATAAGTGGAACAGCAGCTTTACTAGAAGTTAGTAGAGTTTATATTGCTGACAGTGAAGTATCATAGGAGATAATATGGCGTTTAAAGAAGAAGCAGAAGTAAATTACACAATCATAAATGGTAAAAAAGTACCGGTTGTTAAATGTGAAACAGAAGTAGTATTGAGAAATACACAGACAAATCAAGAATATAATTCAGATGAAGAAGCAGAAAATGATATTAAAGATCCAAATACAGCTACTCAAAAAGAGCATGTAACAAGATCTTTAAAGATAAAAG